TATCTTCTCCATAACATTGATTATATGTTAAGCCTAAAATATTCATACATATATCTTTTTTTAATGGGTCTGCAAAATTATATATCTTGGCACCATTGAATGGTTCTATTATTCCATTAAAATATTTGGCTACAAATTCTGAGCATGTTGTTTTGCCAGATTGTTTTCTTCCCGCAAAGGCTACTATGGTATTCATATGATCCTCTTAATATATTCTTTTATTTCGTCATTAATTTCTTGTGATGTCATTTCAGCAACATCGTTTTTAGAGATTTGTGGCACAAATATTCTATATGTATTTTGACATTTATTTTTAATTTGCTGTGCTGCTTTTTTTCCAGCCTCATCATTATCTGTTAATAATATTAGTGTCATAGCTCCAGAACTATCTAATAAAATCTTCTGTCTATCACTTAGTGATGATCCAAAAATAGCTACACTATTATGTATAGCGTTTTCCTCTAGTCTCCAAACATTACCTGGACTTTCTACTATTATCGCTATACCAGTTTCATATATATGGTTTTTGGCAAACCAGAAGTTGTATAGATAGTTTTGGCTTTTAAAGTCCGAGCTATGTTTCCATTTAGGACACAACCATTTATTTTCGTCAGAGAGACAGGAACTAGATGGGTCATGATATGATGAACAATTAGCACACTTTTCGAAAATACTCCGTCCGGTGCATCCAACCATATATTTATAGTCTATGTCATAAACTGGAACTACAACCCTATTATGCATAGGTTTGGATGAGTTATTACATAAACCCACATCATATTTAATTAGTATATCTTGTGAATAATTTCTATTTATATAGTATTGTGCTGGGATTTCTATAGCCTTAATTATTTGTTTTCTAGTGATTCTACTTTCAGATTTTTCAACTTTAGCATTAATATAATTGACTATATTTGTAAAATTCTTTTTTTCTTTTTCTGTTTTAGAAATTTTAATACTATTTAAATCTTTATTTAAAAAAGCCTGAACATAATCCAGGGCTTCTTTAAAAGAACAACCTTGATCTCCTGGTTCGGTCCATCCATATTTTTGATGAGAGATAATTCCTCTAACAAAACCAATAACCGAGGATTTAAATTCTTGTTCACAATTGTGTGTTCTACATTTCCAGTTGCCTCTATAATTATCCCCATCTGGATAAATATTGAGAGCGGATGGGTTATCTCCTCCGTGAATAGGACAATTCATAGATATCATCTTAGCATTATTTTTATAATCTAAGCCAAAACTATCTAACAAAGTTTCTATATTATCACACAGATCATCACATAGAACTTTGAGTTTAGCCTGATCAATCGAAGGGTATTTGTTCTTCATTGTCATTTGGTTGTTCATCTACAATAAATCCTTCGTCTTCATTTTTTGTATTATTTAATATTTCTAATCTAGTTTTACCCTCCGTAATTTTTGCACACCATCCCTTCATATAGCAGTTTATATAGTCATTATCGTCTAGACCCCCACCATGCCGACTTACTAAGGGTAAGAGTTTACGATTGCCGTTTGTTGGTCCATCTTCTGCTATTTCTTCGTCGCTCTTTCTTTTGAAAATACTAAAATTACTACATAGCCAAATGATCCTGTCGGAACCACTAGCAGTATCCGTACTTTCTTTTGTTATTCCATCCCTATTAAGCTGAATAAAAGCAACTATTGGTACTTGGTATCTTACAGCAAAGTTATGTAAACTAGTCATCATAAAACCCAATACTTGATATTCTTTTAAGTCTTGACTCATACCTTGACTATCCATGAGTTTTAGGTAATCATAAAAAATAACACACTGCTTGGCTGTTCCGTCTTCATTTAGTCCTACCTCCTTAAGAATCCATCGTCTCATAATAGCCAATTGTTCTTCAAAAGGCTTACCAGCAATACTTTTATAAAACAATCGAGTGGACTTTAACTCTTGGGCGGCATTGACTATTTTTGTTTTTGTGTCTGCTGATTCGGCAAACCTCCCGGTTTCAATAGCATTAATTTCTACTTCTGTCATCATACCAAGAACCCTATTAATATGATCCACAGTGTTCATTTCTGTATCCATATTGAGCACTGGTATTTTATGTTTATGTGCAATGTGAAAACCTATATTATCTGATAAAAGAGTTTTACCAGTCTTGGGTCTAGCAGCAATTACATTAACCGTTCCCTTTCTTAATCCTCCGCCAATAGCCTTATCGTAAATAGGAAAACCGGTAGGAATACCAATTTGATCAATTTTGTTTTCTTCTAAGCTTTTAATATAATCATCAATATCTTTACCAATACTAATAGGATTATTATCAGTATCATTTAGTAGTGATGAAAAATTAAAAACGGCATCCTCCGCCACCCCTAAGATAGAAGCTATTGGCTCAGTACCATTAATTTCGAGTAATTTGTCTCCTGCTTGTTCCAGTTGTTTACGCAATAATCTAGCTATTTCAAGCTTTCTTATTTTTGCAGCAAACTTGCGTACATTCTCTAAGCTTACAGGAAAATCAATAATAGCTTTAAGGTGTTGAGCTTCTTCTTTTTTGGAGAATATATTTGAAACACCAATATCTTGGGCAGCAGCGTATATGGAGGCTACATCTATTGATGGTTTTTGTTCATTTTCACATAAATATTTTAAGCACTTATATATAATGCTATTACTATCTATCGTAAAAGAAGACTCTTGAACAATGTCTGCTACATCTAAATATGCATCTTCTCCATATCTACAAATGCCAGCCAAAACCGCTCTTTCAGAAGCCGGATCACACAATATCATTTTTCACCCTGCTGAAGTTGAACACTTATTACATTTATATCTATCTATAGATTCTACAAGAGAAGGATTTACAAGCTCTTCTTTTCCGCAAGCTCGACAACGAACCTTTAATGGCTGATAATTTCTAGATCGTTGTGTTGGAGGGAGTTTTCTCAGTTTTCTATCAATTTCAACATCATCTTTGTGCATACTAGCTTCGGCCATAGCTTCGAATTTATTTTGATATTTTTTCTTATTGTTTTTAGTTTTTGTACCACCAGATTTGCGTTTAATTTTTGGAGGATCTTCTTCCACATCGTCCGTTAGTCCTTTTTGGAGGATAGCTATTAATTGTTTGATATCTTCTTTATCAAGAGCCATTTTTCACCTTATTTCTTTGTATTGATAATAGAATATCTGATAAGTTTTTAATACCATTAGCTAGATAAGATAGTCTATCGCTACGTTGCTTAGCATAGTTTTTAATCTTGTTGAGAGACTGCGCCTTATCGTTGTGTTTAATAGCTTGAATAGATTTTTCAACATATCCATAGCCTTTATAGTTATTTAGTTCATCCGCAATAGTTTCTTTCGTAATTTCCTCAGCCCAATTATATCTAGCTAATTCTCTATTTATAGAGCGTTGAATATGAAATGAAAATTGTCCTAGTCTATATGATATTTGAGCACAATCTTCTGGATTAAGTTTTTCTATAGCATCTCTATTCATAGTTAAATATTGATTAAGTTCATCTTCTGGAAAGATGTCGTTTTTGTACTGAGGCAAACCAATAGACTGTTCATATTCGTCTAAGATATCGTCCCAGTATTTAACTTCTTCTTTAGTAGATTTATGCATCGTTTAATCTCTCTTGCCATTTATTTGTATCTTCATAATGAGGTAAAGCAATATATCTGATATTATTTATCTCACACCATTCTTCTTTTTCTCTATCTCTTTTCTGAGACTTTAAAAATGATAACATATTATTGTGATAGAATGGTACAAACTTATAGTGTTGTTCTCCGTGAACTTCTATACATAGCTTTTTAAGTGGTAAATAAAAATCTAAATATAAAGTTTCGCTACGTCTTAGTGGGATAGGAACTTCTTCTAAAATTTGTAGGGTTGGAAAGGTGTTGGTAATTAATTCTCTAGCCTGCAAATGAAAACTAGAGCGATTATTAATCTTACCACGAGCCATATTTCCTGTCAACTGCCAATTATGATTCGTCCCGTCTAAATCTTTTATTTGCATTTAATTCCCATGGTGTCTTTAATAGAAGAAACTAAATCTTGATAAGCTTTATGATTTTCTAATAAAAAGTTTCTTACCTTTTCTGTGCCTTGAAATTTAGGTTTATCGGGCAGGGTCGTTAATGTGTACCATGCACCACCCTTATTAATTAATCCCATATCTGAAGCTAAACATATTGCTTCCATATATTTATCTATACCTTGACCATATCTGATATAACTAGTAATTTGACCACCAGGAGGACCAAGAGCAGAACAGGCTACTTGCCACTCTATTTCTTGTCCTATCTGGCTACTATCAGCACTCAAAACCCAAGGTTTAAAAGTTTTAGCTCTTATCTTAATATCTGTTTGGTAAGCAATAGCCTGACCACTCTTCTCCTTAAACTCCGCACCATATCCTGTTGGATTACCCATTAAGTGAGTAATACCAATAACTACATTTTTATTTACCGGAATAACGTTCGCAACTTTACGACAAAACTTTGCTAATAACTTTGCTCCGTCTGCTCGTTGCATTTTATCCATTTCGCTAGTAATTTCAGCTTCTGTACATAGTGCTGAATATGAGTCTATGATTACTACTGATCCTGGAATTTCATTGATAATTTTTTCTGCTATTTGTAGATATTCTTCGGCGTGTAGAATTTTTCCCTGTTGACTACCTATAACATGAAATCTAGATAGATCTAATCCTGGTATTCCTTCTAAGTCTCTTTTCTTCAATCTACCTTCAATATTTAGGTAGTACACTTCTCTTGCTGATTTAAGATCTCCCTGATATTCTGGTTTTTGAGCCGTTGCGGCAAAGTCTAATGATGTGGTTGTTTTGCCGCATTTTGGTTGTCCGGTAAAAACAACGAAACTTCCTTCGGGTATTCCTCCGTTTAATACTATATCTAAAGATGGACTGACCGGTATAATAACTGATTTGCGATCAACAACAGCATTACCACTAAGGATAATATCTTCGCCAAAAGTTTTTGTAACATCTTCTTTAACACTCATCGTCTATATCCTTTAGTTTGGAAAATATATTTTTGGTTTGTTTATTATTTTTAGTGCC